TCAATGTCTGCTAAAGCTAAAGCATCGTTGCTTCCATCATCTGTAAAGTGAGTGTATCCTGCATCAAACCAAGATTCAGTTGATATATTTAATGAATACATATCACAGTCTGCTTCATTGTTTGCTGGGGATTGTGCATCAGTTACATAAGCTAATGTTGATGTTGCTCTATCTAATGATTCTAAATTATTAGCTGCTGCTCCAGTTCCTGTTTCAACAGATGTTAATAATTGTTGGTCAATGTAGAAAGCGTGTGCTTCTCCATTTTCTTTTCTCATAAATGCTGCTAAGTTACCAAGACCATCATCTGATTCTGATAAGATCTCAGCTTTTGAAGACATTTGCCATGGGGTTACAATTTCTTTTAGAGTCAAAGTGACTTCAGAAATCTCTGGGTGGTCAGTCTCTGGGAATGCTCCACCTTCTGCAACTCCAGCAGTTGTTGTAGCTCTTGCTGTTAATGCTCTGAAACCTGATTGTGTCCATGGTTCCTTCTTCAAAAGTTTAAAAACTTCTGACTTAGTGTTCAACTGACTGTAAACTTTAGCACCGAACATAGTGTTTAATCCACCTGCTAGGCCACTTGTGTCTATATTGTCGTCAGCTTTACTAATGCCGTATCTCTTGGATATTCCAAGTGTGCCACCGTAGTAGGCGTTCACATATTCTTCCATATTCATTCCTGCCATATTTAGTTGTCTCCTATTGTATCTTCAAGTTCATCCCATGTTTTGGAAACGTTGTTCCAATCAAAAGATTCTGCTTTAGGACTGTCATTTGCTGAAACAGGTGTAACCTTAGATCCAGCGTAAACGGATATTCCGTATTTTTTAAGTGATTTCATAACGACTTCTAATGAAGGGTCTGCTTCGGTTTCGGTTTCAGATTTCTCTGCTTCTTCTTCCTCTTCTTTCTCTTCTTCTTCCATCTTTGGTTCTGTCATTTCGTCAAGCTTTGCCTGCATTGCTTTCATTTCTTCTGCAAGATATTCAAGAGATAATTCTTTTTCTTCTTCCTCTTCCATCTTTTCAGCTTCCTCTTCTTCAACAACATCAGGTAGCTCTTCAGGAGAAATAACTTCAACTGTAACTTCTTCAGATTTGACTTCTTCTACTACTTCTGTAGTTTCTGTCTCTTCTGCTTTTTCGGTGCTGCATCCGCAGTCATCGTCTTTCTTAGCCATAATTGCTATTTTGTTAGTTTCATTTATAAAGTTATTTGCTTTGTCGGCTTTAGCCATTGCAACATCTGTTACAGTAGCTTCTACGTTGGCAGGATTATCTCCCACCCAGGATACAGACCATAATCCAAGATCATTTATTTTATTAAAACAAGTATCAGCTCCATCTGGGCAAACCATATCTTGAGATAATGTTTCTCCCCTAATGCTGCTTGCTCCTTTTGTTCCAAAGTCTTTAATTTCTTTCCAAACATTATGGTGCATTTCTAATTGATTATGTATTCCATACTTTACTTTTATCTTGCCTTCATCGATCTTGTAAGCTAATGGTAATCCTATTGGAATCTCTTCGTGTTGATAAGAATAAACTCCGTACTTCATGTAAAAATCCATTGACTCTTCAAGTACTTCAGTGGGAATTAAATCATTCTGTTTATCTATAATAGGTGAGTTAATGTAAGTCTCCATGACTCTATCATTGTACCATTCTTTTCGATAGACTTTCCAGCCTTTGGAATCAGTGTCCATAACTGGATTTAGTATTGCTACTATTTATTTGTAACTGTTATGTCGGCTTATAAGTTTTGTTTAAAGAACTCAGCCACTCTTCTTCGGTTGTTTTCAAAAGCTGGTCTCATAAACGGTCTTGGACCACCATTGGGACCAGTGCCTTCTGGTGAACCATACTCAACATAAGGCGCATACTTTACATTGGTACCAATTACTTTTACTAGAAACTCTCTTTTAACGTTGATAGAGGCCCGTAAACGGCCTGTATCTACTGGGACAATACGTTGAGCTTCCAAAGACATTGCGTCTGCTGTATCATCTAACGCTGCATCAAGGACTTCTGGATGTTCATCTGCTATTTTTTGTAATATAGATTTGAACTGATCTCCACCCTTGATTGTAATTCCCATTAGTATCCTAGAACTTCGTCAACAGTAGCATCGCCATACTTGTCTTTCCATTTCTTTTCAATAATCTTCTTACCCTTTTCATACATTGCCATTCGCCTAGCTCTATTGGCTTGTTTACGGGCGACTCTATCACCCTGCTTCCATGCTAATTCATTAGTACATCCTTGACAAAATCCCGTACTAAGAATGTGTACTGACATTGGTCCTGCTCTACATTTTTTACAACTACTCATTTTAAATTACAAGTGCAACCGTCATTGTCAACTCCTGTCCATCCGCAATAACACGGGTCGCACTCTTCCTCCTGGTTTATTTTACCGTTTCCATGATGTCCATATTTATCATTAGAAATATAAATTTTTATGTAATCAGGCATTCTATTCATGGAACCCTCATCAATACAGTTCTTTGATTTGGATGCAACAACGAGTTTCCTCGTAACGTAAAGCCATAGGTTGCTCCAATACTCTGCTGTAACTCTATCAAATCATTCATTAGTAATCCTTTAGCTGGAATCTCACTGTTTAATTGTCTATGAGCTTCGCAAGTTCTAGCACCTGATGCAACAACTAAAGTATAACGGAAAGGTTTCTTTCTTATCTTTTCTTGCTTCTGATAAGATGCTAATCTACCTTCATTAGTAACGTTAGTTATTTCAGTTCTTGCTATTCTAGTCAATTTGTAAGTTTCTTGATTAATTACTTTTTGCATTTCCGCAACTGTACTTGGAATGCTTCGACCTTCAACAATAGAATCTGCAATTACTTGATTTAATTTAGTAGATAATACTGTAGATAATTCATTATAGTTATTTGTTTGTACACTACCACTTTGTAATACTAATATTGCTTCTTCGTCTACTTGGTCAAAATCTATCTTAAAAGTATCTGCTTTATATACTAAATTAGTTGTTTCTCCTTTTTCAGCACTATAACTTAGGGACTTTTTGTCATCTACTGCATTTATTTGACGAACTCTAGCCTTTGCCCAAGAGTATCCTGCATCACCTCCCCAAAGTAAATGAGCTACATATCCTGCACTAGGATTATGTTCATTGCCCCAGTCTTCTCCTTGTCTATCAGATTGATGCCGATCAAAAAAAGCTTTCATCCTTTTGCAAGTCTTAGGTGACAAGTTAACTCTGTTTTTAATATCTCTAGCTCTTGCAACTCCTACTTCTGTTCCACCTCTGCCAAACTCTCTACGATATTCTAAACCTTTAGCTGCTTCTTTTGCCATTGCTGCTGTAGGTTTGAAATTAATGTGTGAATACTTATCTTGTTTTTCTATAACTTTTACTCTATCTTCTGCTGCCGCAGATTTAAATCCATGAATATATGCCTCTCTTAATTCACCATTTACTAAACTCTTAAGATCCTGAACTAAACCGATCATTAGCATTGGCAACATTTCATTTATTTCAGAATATGTTTTAGCTGTACGAAGTCGATTAACTTCTCGCTTTATTGTAATTGCTAGATTGTTATCTAAGGCTGATACAAGTCTGCTGGTTCGCTTGGCTCCTCGGCCTCCTGCGACGTTGGCAAACTTGCGAAATCTGTTTGTGGTAATATTAATTCTCCTTCTTCATCTAAATCTACAGTGATTCCTACAGCTTGGAATGAAGCAATTACATTAGCTTTTGTTTGTAAATTAGCAAGATGTTGTTGCTCATTACGTTCATCAATGTCATTGAATACTACTTTCCAATCTGTTATTTTTAATAAATCTATTAAAGGATTAAAGAATCCATTTACTAATATCTGTTGTGTTTCTGCAATAGTTCTGTCCATCATAGACAACTGCTCACCTTCTGCATTCAATCCACCTACTCCAGATACATCACCAACTGCTAAAGGCATTACTCCATAAGTTGCATTAATATCTGAATTTATTTTATCCATATATGGGATCATACCAGATTCATTTTGACTTGGCATAATAGAAACAAACTTAGCTCCTGACTGTCCTTCACCTGATGATATAATTGGTACAAAGTTAGGATTGCGTCTTGTCTCTTCTGCAATGTATTCTCCTAATCTATTCAATGCAGTTTCATCCAGGTTAGGAATATCTAAAAATCCTTTAGGTGGTCTTTCTAATCTAAATAATTTATTCTGATAAGCTTCAATAGCTAATGCAGTTTCTATCTTTTTACTTAATCCTATAATTGGTGATTCACCATACAATCTAGCTGTAGAACTGTATTTGTTAAAATGTATGATCTCATCTCTTGCAAAAGGAATGTCACCTTCTGGGTCTTCAAATGTATAAGCGATTGGTTCTAACTTAGTTCCACATTCTGAACAAGCTGTTCCATGTGCAGTTCTTCTACAAGAAGGACAAAACGTATCTTCAGTTTGAAACTTACCAAATCGATCCGTATTAAATCGCATTTGTTTAGAATCTTCAACCCATACTTGCGATACTTGTTTACCTAGTATTTGTCCAGATTCATCTTTTACATAATCATAAACTACTGAGACCCAAGCATCATCAAAGACTTCAAGTTGTCTAATTAATGCCTTACAAAACTCTTCACCAGTAATGTCACTATCTCCTAAACTTGGATCTACTAAAATACGTTCTAACATTACTCTTTGGTCTTCGCTAGGATTCTCAACTGTTTGTTCTAACCTGTAACCTTTTGCTACAGTTTGTGAAGCTATACGATTAACAACTGTTTGTAAATGTGAATAGTTAGTTGCTAAATCTTCCAGGTGATGTAAATCATAAACAGGGTAAATACGCATTGGTCCTGTACTTCCCATTGCTGGAGCCATATCATATACTGGAGTTCTTGCTTCTTTTTCTAATCCATTTTGATTGTTGTCTAAATAAGCTTGAACACGGCTCTCTTTTGGCTTGCTCCTAAATCTGTCAAAGAATCCCATTACTACCAGTCTGGATCAGACCTCTTAGCTCTAATAAGCCTTTCTCTATTATCGGCTTGATATATGTAACTTTTAATTGCAGGCTCTAAGAATTTAGCGACAGTGACTCCGTGCGTTTTAGCTAATACTTTTATGTCTTCTCTGATTCGATTGTCAATGCCTTTTAATTCGAGTCGAGCCATTATGATGACAAGCCCTCTAATACGTGAAAGTTGAAAAAATTCTCATGGATAATTCTAGACTTTGAACTTGTCATCGGTATTGACTATGGCCACTACCCTTTATATATTTTGTTAATCTTCTTGCGACCAGGTATAATAGGTATCTTCAGCTTTCTGTCTCATCTTCTGAACTGCTTTAGATGATTGATGCATTTTAAGTTTATTTTGTATTCTTCGTCTTGATCGCTGAATAGACTCATCGCAAGGTGCATAATGTAACAAATCAAATAAATCCGACAAGAATTTATCTTCTTCACATAATCTACCTTTAGTACTTGTAGCTCTGTAGAACTCTTCAAGAACTGAGTAATACAAGAACTTAGTATTGTCTCTGCAAACGTCATGTTCTTTTAAATGACGAAATACCAAATCTTCTACTTTATTCAACTTCTTTGTTAAACCCATTTTTGATATCCTCCTTTATTTGATCCTGCCATTCCTCTGTTGTTAACACTTCTATTCCTCGCATACTAAACATTTCCATCCCGATTCCATTAGAATCTTGGGACTATCACAGTGTTCGCAAGAATATAAAACTAATTGTTTCATTCCCAAACTCCAGATATTGATGGATTATTATAGCAAGTAAAACAACAGTTAACTTCTAGATTATTTAACGGCTCTTCACAATATACACAACAATTCATTTTTGCTCCTTTACTTGAGCCATTGTGTGTTTAGCATTTATGTAGCACATTGCTTTATTGAGTGTCTTCCAAGCTTCCCACAAATCTTTTTCTGTATCTAAACGATCTGCTAGACTAATAATATCGTTCGCTATGTTATCGCTTGTTTTATTCATCTATCTTAAACTCCTTGTGGCAATCTAAGCAAAGTATTACATTTAATCGCTCAGAAAGGTAATCATCTGTAAGATCGTAATTAATTGCCTCACAGTGTGGGCAGAATGCGTAGTACGCTTCGTATTCTATTTTAGGTGATGATTTCATTACCATTTCTCCCTGACGTAAACTGCCCAGCGGTTTCCTGGTAGTCTTGCAATTCTTGCAAATCTGCCTTCTAATCTGTTAAAGTATGCTTCGGTTTTAGCCAAATGCTTTTCTGTAAAATCATTGGTATAGTGGTAGACCATGTGGTCAAATTCCATCCAGTCGTATCTGGAGTCGTAGTCAGGTTCAGTTGTTGAGTTATCTTTGCTCATACTATAGTATTTGTGGTAGCATATATAAGCTTTAACTTTACAAGTTAAGCACAAATCTTACGATCGCCTAGAAATCTAGCCCTAAAAATAATTCAGAAAGCATATATAATTACATCTTTCCTAGCGTACGGATTGAATACAATGCCCAAGCAATTAGTGTAATTAAGACAGCCATTGCAAAACCTGCAATTATTTCAAGAACGATTTCCAACCATGTCTCCTACTATCGGTGTATAGATAGATTCTATTTTACATTTGTAACAATCAACCACTGGTCTGCCTTCTTTTTTATTATCATCACTAAACATAAAATGATGTTTCTCCAGGTGACGATGTTCTTCTTCCCAACGCTCTCCGCAAAGAAAGCAATCAAATCTCCACTTCATTTGCTATACCTTGTATCTGGATAATGGTATCTAGTAGTTATCATAAATCCTAAATGATCTCCCTTCATTTCTAAATATACTGTTTTACTTTCACTATTATAATAACTTTGTATCTGTTTACATAGAACCTTAGTTAAATCTTCTTGAAATATCTTAGTATGAATATATCCATCTAACATTTCTTTTAATTTTTCTACCTCTATAAAACCAGGCACATTAATCTTAACTTCGTAATTATTAACATGGCCACCATTAGGGCAGATTGCTTTCATTTTTGTTTCGTGTATTATTTCCATTATGCCTCCAATAACGTTTGTGCTTTGGCAGACTCTAAGGGCCTAAATCCAGTCTTAGGATTTCTAAGAAAATTTGTAGAATCAATACTGTCTGCTCCTATTCGTTTAGCCCATACAATTCTACTAAACACGCCAACTCTACCAATATGGCAACGTAACTTATGATCATGAGCTAAACGCACCCATTCTTCTCCTGTTCTTACTTTCCATTTGATTGTACCTCCCACAAAGATTCCATCAAACTTATCAAGTATAGGTTCTATATCTTTACATTTCATACCATCCTGGACTGCCAAATACCAATTATAATCTAAATCTTTTAATTTATCAATCCAAGTTAAACTAAATTCTAATGACTTTAATCCACCTCCAACTATATCTGGAACAATTATAAAATCAGGTTTTGTTTTAGTTTTAGGCAACTTTTTATAAATCATTTCTGTAAAAGCTTGTTCGTCAAAATTTTCATTGTTAACATATGAGCTGTAAGCTCCATTATCCAAAGTCCAATATCTCCATTTAGCATTATTCTGATATCTCCATGATTTAGGTGTTAATGTTAAACCGTAATTATTATCCCATAAATATTTTAATGTTTTACCAGCCGTAGAACCACAATATACTTTCATTTCATTAGCTCCAAACACTTCTTGCAATTTACAAAACTAAGATGTCTATTTTTCATGATCCTATATTCTTGAATTGTGCAGTCATATCCACAAAGAGTCAAACGCTCACTGTATCCTGCCTTATGCCGCTTCATCAATCTATCGTAATAACTGACCCTTGAAAACAGTTGTTGATGTCAGATACTCCGTGTTTTAATTTAACATAGCAATGCTTACAGTGAATCCTGTCTTCTGCTATAGTACTCCATTTATTAAGAGGTTCATTGCATTCTGGACAAGCTTTCCATTCTTCTTTTGTTAAAGTATTCCCTTTATTCATATTGGGTTATATGTGCTGTTATATAACCCTTTTACGTTAAAAATTATCCCAGCTTGTTACTCGTATTCCACGCTTATCTATATCTTGTATTGCTAACTCACACATCCACAATGATATTACCGCATCTGATGTATGTCCATCTAATCTACCATTCTTACCCCACATTAATCTAGACAATCCTTCTACTAGTTTCCTCGATCCGATAGGGCCTGACTTGTTTACTTCTTTGTTCCAGGGTATAATGTATCTTCCTTGTTCTAGAGCCAATGCTATTCTAGGAATACCAATTTGTGCATGATGTTTCTCTGAACCTGTTCTGTGACCTTGTACTGGTAAAGAAGCTAAATCTTTAGCTGCATGAGCTACTAATCTCTGAAATCCATTTGTTTCTACCATAACCATAGATGGCTTGTATTTCTCTGCTAATGATACTAAGTTAGTTACCTGAGATGTTAACCATCCTGCTCCTTCTGCTTTTACTTTACCACACCATTGATAGATAACATGACGAACCTTAGTATCTCTATCATAAGATAGAACTGTGTAAGCTGTCTCATCATTTGCAGTATCCAATCCTACAGCCAAATCAACACCAATAACAATATCTGTATTTTCTAAAGGATTGCCAAATCCTATTGAAGTATCTAAACAAGGTTCAATCACAGCCCACGGAATTACAGCAGTTTCTGGATCTAGTGGATTTAATAAGTATTCTGATTCAAACGCCCTAGTTCCCATTGAATGCCTTTCTGCTTCTAATCTATCTGTTGTCCAATACTCAGGCCATCTAGGTGTTCCTTCTTTTGTTAATGCAGGATGCCAAACGTGCGCCCAATCAGTACTTTGTCTAATCCAATCTGTAGCATCTCCTATTCTTTTTTGTGTACCAATTAACAATATCTTACCTTCTGGTAATCGCATAGGCATTACAACTCTTTTGATATAATGTATTATTCTATCATCTGCCATTCTAGCAAATTCTTCTAGAATGTCATCCATTATAATTAAATGAACGTGAGGACCTTCCAATGCTTTCCCAATAGATGCAGCTCTTATTCTACTGCCATTGCCAAAGTACTTAGCTCCTTTTCTCCAAGATCCTCCATCTTCTTTTCCTTTAATGTAATTTCTTAATCGCCAAGAACGTTTACACAATTCCTCAAACTGTTCCATCTTATCTATTGCCTGGTCTAAAGTTGCAGATACATACAATGCTCTGTAGTTAGGATATTTATGCATCATGTATGCACAGTAAGTCAAAGTAAATGTAGTCTTAAGATGTCCTCTTGCACACATAATTCCTACATAGTTTTTATCAGTGTTAATTGTGTCATACCACAAATCATGCATTTTACCTAACGGAACAAAGTCACTAGGCTCTTGACGCATAAAATCTCCTAGCACATCATTAGCAAAATCTATAAACTCTAATTCTTCTTCAAGCATTCCTTTGAGAAGCAAGTGTTGAGTAAATTGTTCTATGTCTTCGATTTCCGCCATTTTTTAACGTGTTCCTCATTCACACTAACTGTAAAATACTTAGGGTCTTGATCATACAAATAATCAGATAACTCTTGTATATTGTCTGTTTCAAATATTACTTTACCAGTTTCACTATCGCAAATTCTAAACATTCTCAATCTCCATAATCATTTCTCCGATTTGTTTTGCGACTTGAGGGACAACTGCATTTCCAAGTGCTTTAAGTCTGTCCATCCTATTGGGAATCCCATGAGCCACTCTACCCACGTCGGGTTCAACGCTCCACTGGTCTTCGATACCGACTGTGAAAGCATTATCTGTTTGCCTTTCTCCATGCGTCTCTGAACTGCTCCACTTCCTAGATGTCCTCGATCCCTGTTGTCTGATGCGTTTGGAGTTGGCCACATTCTTTCCACTACTCTTTCTATTAGTGAGCCTTGTTTTCTGTCTCTTGATTCTAGTAGTTTTTTTGTTGTCTTTACTGTTTGACCTGTTGTACTTGGACTTGCTGTCGGTGTCGGCCAACGTAGAACGTACTCTGTCTGAGTCTCTCCCGTCTTGAACCAGGGCGAGTCGCTTCCTCCGTTTAACCCGTTTGTCGTTGGTGTCGGTAATCTTCTTGGCAATAATGAAGATTCTTTCCCTTCTGTGCGGCGCACCAACGCCAC